CATGACTAAACATGTATTTGAGGAAGGCTTCGAACCGTTTATTAAAAGAGACGGAAAAGAAATACCCCTCAGACCATTGTTCACAGACCATCCTTCAACCGACTTATCCTACTGTCCTGTACAAAACTTGCAAATTCCTAAAGTGCATCCTTTGAAATATAAGGCACCTCCAACCTCAGGCCCTGGAATTTTTGTGACAATTGACCCAACAACAGGTCAACACGGCATATCCTTTTCGATGTTCACCACCGATAAGGGTCGTTTGATTTACGACTGTGACACTTTTAACTACCAATGTGGTTCGCCAATGGTTAGTGCTGCTGAGATAACGACAGTTTACTCAATCCATGCAGGCACTAATGGCGATAAGAAAGGTAATTATGGTGTCATACTCTGCCCACCACCAGTCACGATGACTCCCCCCCCCTCAATAGGTAACATTCCTGTACCTATTGTACCTGTGGTTGTACCTGCCCCAACTCCTGCTCCCGAATCTGCGGAAGCTAGAGATAAAGGATCTAAAGGTCAACATCTCAACAATGCCACCGTTAAACGCGATGCTCTTGAACAAAAAGAGATTAAGTATGAACGTGAAATCAGGCAAAAAGTTATTGAGCGTGCTGAGCATGCCAAGGACCGAGCCCAAGAACTCTATGACGATGGTTATAGACGAGGCTTTGATGATTACGTTAATGCTGAAAACCGCGTGACAGTCACTAAGCAATTTGCTGAAGACGCCGGTTCAACTGAAGACCTCGGTGCACCAACGCGAGAACATCGTTTGTGGAGTGATGAACTCAAAGACGCAAAAGATGATCTCGATCGATTGGAGCAACATATGGAGGAACTTCATGATGCTGAAGATGATTTTAAGGAAGAATACCATAATGCTGCAGTTTACTCAGCGTGGATTATAACCAATAAAGATAAACTAACACCCGAACAAATGCAAGATCACCGTGCAAAACTAAAAGACCTATGGACTAATTTATATAGTTACTTTGATGCAAAGATTCGCGAGAGTCAGCTTGAAGGTAACAATACAAAACAGTCCGGTTGGTCTAGATTCTTGAATTTGTGTAAAAACTCCCTCTTACACGGAAATGCTGCTGCCTACAAGCAGCTACAGTTGGAGAAACACGGGAAAAGTGAATCTTCTCGAGCCCAAATGTTTGAAGAATTGAAGAGTGTTAAGAACACCCGACTTCGAGCAATTAAGGAACTTTTGACAAAGACCCCTAAACATGAATGTTGCCACATACAACAAGGTGACCATAAGTGTCCTGAAGGACTACCTGTGTCAGCCTCAAAATTGTGCGGCGCAACGTGTACTGGTCGATACTGTACCCATTGGTATGGTTGTGTCGATGCAAAATCGATTGGCCCGGCCAACGAATCGCGTCGATTGATCAATACTCGCCGCGGATACATCATGGCGGAAAGTGTCAATCCAAAAAACGTCGTGCGGGGCGGTTCCACATCCAGTACCGCCCCAACCTCGTTTCAATCCAGTTCCCAACGGACTCCGAACTACGCCCCTATGGGAAGTCCACCCTCCAAAGGAAAGTCCTCGACGACGTCGTCGAACATTCCGATGAGCACTTAAATGTGTTCGCAGCATTTGCAAAGTCACACGGTGTTGATGTCCCGGACTTTGCATACACACAAACTCAGACATCTCTTACAACCATACGATACGCACTTGATTCTATGTGCGCACCTCTAGATCGAAATTTTCGACAATCTCCCCACTGGGAATCTGCTGTTAACGACGTTTACCTTAAACATAAGGCTTACGTTGATAATTCACGCATGTCCTCATCAGAAATTCTGCAGGATTTGAACAACTCGTCATCCATGGGTTACCCCCATGTATACAACGGGTGTCCTACTGTAGAAATATTCAAACAGCTTAATCCTAACATTGAACTTGTTCAATGGGCTCAGGACTGGTGTGATAACACAATCCAGTGGAGTGTAGCTATGGCTACTATGAAGAAAGAATTAGTTCCTAAACTTAAACTAATTCGTCGGAAACAACGTATGTTCGTGATTCAACCAAAGCAAGGTTACGTTTTGCATAAACATTACTATGGAAAACAGAGTAAATCATTACGTAACAGGCACGAAAGTGCCCACGGTACCTCCTGGTTTTTTGGTGCCGTTCATTTGCTTGCTACACAACTTGAGAATTCCACTGTGGATTCTTATGATTTTGAATTCTGGGACAAACGTTTTGTCGTTATGGAGGATATATATCGGATTCGTAACCAATGGCTTGCCATGTCAGGTGATCATTCACCTGATGACGTTCACTATATTTCCAAAGTGAATGCGTCATACCGCAATATACTAATTATTACACAAACAGGAGACGTATTCATTGTTTCTGATCGAATTAACCCTAGTGGTTTCGACGCAACAACGGAAAATAATGTTCTTGCACACGATATTATAACACACTTCTTGTATAGGAAACACTGCTTTGAAACAGCGGTGAATCCATTTACGGCCAAAATTTTTACTTTAGATCGTTACAACGGAGATGATGAGCTGAAAAGTTCAAAATCATACTGTAAAGACTTTCTAGATTATTACATGGCTAACGTACATCAAGCCTGTTTGAAAATCAAAGAGCATATTCGAACGGAAGGCCCAATTGGAGCCAAATTTTCGGGTTTTACAATTGTGAAACCTCAAGGTTCCAATTACTACATGCCGAAATACGAAATCGAAAAAGTATGGGTTGGTTTACTACTCACTCATGACAGTGATTACAATATCACGGTGTCAAGATTTCTGGCGTTTGCTTTTTTACTGTATCCACATACGGAGACGTTTAAACAATTACGCCCTGTCGCAATCAAATACCTAAGATCATTTGAGGGAAAAGTCAATGAGGGTGCTTTACAAGCTGCATTAGATTTTTGGCAGGACGAAGAATTTTTACGTCGCTCGTGGACAGGTTTAGAAGCAGGATCGTGTTCTATCCGTCCAGATTTCACTCCGTGGGAGGAGGAGGAATATTGTGAAAACAATGTCTCAAGTGGGAGTAGCCACATCGGAGCTCGGATCTCGAGTTCCCCGCAAAGCTAAGGCGATCCTTGATCGCTTAGTTGGGTCACGTGCGATGACCCAGGAAGGTATGGAGTGGCTAATTTGTGCCACGGATCCATTTCATGATGACAGAGTACGTTGTCCTGGTTATCCAGACATGAGTACCGTCAATTCAGTCGTCCAAACTTTCACTAACACAGTGAATTATCAAGCTCCCAATGGGCAAACAGCTCCTTGGGACCTTCATGTTGGTTTTCTACCTGTGTCTACACCTATGGGTTCGAGTACTGGTGCCTCTACTGGGGCACCTAATTTCCAATCTTGGGCTAGTACATATGGTGGTCGTTTAACTAATTTAAACGGGGCAATTAAACTTTACCCCGGGTATAACGCCATCGTAGAGCCAACTTCTGGTGCCAACTGGTACCTATCTTCTGACGCTGTAAATGACGGTGCACTTGCCATACCAGCAAAGTACT